AGTAATTACTGCTCTTCTCCCTGTCCTGCATCTACATCACCTGTTTCACCATCCTGGCTTTTTCCTTTAAAACTGCCTGCATAAATATCTTCCTTTTCCTGATTTTCTTTTGCTTCTTTTTCAAGCTGTGCCAATTCCTCCTCCACATCTTCCACTAATGGATGATTTTTCAGGATTGTCTTTAAGCTTACTATATCCACAGAATCCCGGCATATCTGGGCCTGTTCGGTATCGTTTTTTATGCATGTCCTGGTCCATGTCTGGTCTATGTGCCTGCACTCCAAATTCTCATATTTACATATTGCCCGTACCAGTCTGGAAAAGCCTAACCGAAATTCCGTCTCCATCAGCCCTGTTTTCATTTCCAGGAGACTATACATAAATTTCAACGCTTCACCGGACTGGTTGCCAAAATTTTCCGGCTGGGGGTCAAAGCCCTGCCCTTGTTCAAATATAGCTTTCCTGGTGGCTTCCAAAACGGCCTGTCTGGCTTCTATTGGAATTTCCATATTCAGCGTGGATACGCCGCTTCCCGATTCATCTGCATCCATCTTAATGACTTTAAATTTTTTTAAATCCGAAAGGAATTCGTTTAAATCTGTGCCGCCATACCCGGTAAGGATTAAGATAAGCTCCTGTATATCGTCCAGGTCATTAATAAAACCGCTATAGACTTTATCATATACGTCTATCAGCGGTTTTATATTTTCCAAATCATTGGTATGTATATTGTTATTAAAAAATGGGATAAAAGGTACTTCCCCGTAATCGTGGTGTTGTTCCGGCAATTCCTCCCCTGTTTCCGGGTCTGCAAACATATTATAATACATCAAACCATACTCCAAGGCAAATCCATTCTTTAGTCTGTACGCCTCACAGGTTTCATCATTCCAGTACTGGTATATAGTGTATGTATCCCCTGTATCCTCTTCTGTCTCCTCATATACCCGCAATACCCCGCAGAGTTTCCTTTTCAGGCTTTTTCCCCATACAGGAATCACCTGTTTGCTGTCTAAAACTGCCCACTCAAAACCGTCTTCTCCTTCCCAATAATGAATCCAGCCGATTTTTGTATTGGCAGCATTGATGCACAGCTCCATACAATTTTTGGCATATTCATCCCCAAGGACTTCCGCAATCCTTTTATTTGCACTCTTTTTTCCCACATCAAACAAAGGAGGATATGTAAAGGCATAAGAAGCTTTCTGGTTTACGATTAATCCATGGAAGTTTCTGGGAATACGGTTGTCAGCATTCCTTACCGGATGGCCGCTTTCTGTTTCTTCCGTTTTTCTTTTTTCTTTATAGAGGATATCAGATTTGTTCCGGTAATACCGCTCTGCCTCCATAGCTTCCAATACAAAGGAACTGTGCCATGAGGTGTGCTTTTTTATCAACTTTTTTACTGCGTTTATTTCCATATGTTCACCTTTATTCTGTATTTTCTTTTTGAAGTTTTTCCTCATGGGAATGTATCAGCTTATCAAGTGTTGGCCTGCTGATGCCCAGCTTTTGGGCCAAAGCCCGTTTACTGATTTCCCTTTGGCGGTATCGATTATAATATTCTTCAAAATTTTCTATCTGAACAGCTTTCCGTCCTTTATATTTTCCCTTGGACTTTGCAATAGCGATTCCTTCTCTCTGTCTTTCCAAGAGATTTTCCCGCTCGAACTCTGCAATAGCCCCGATCATTGTCAGCATCAGCTTGCCTGTAGGGGTAGAAGTGTCAATATTTTCTTTATTGCTTACAAAATGTACTCCCTTTTCCTGCATACGTTCCACTAACCCTAATAAATCTTTGGTACTTCGTGCCAAACGTGAAAAATCATGGATATATACAGTATCCCCTTCTCTCACATATTCAAGCATCTGGTTTA